TTACAAGATAAAGGCATTAACATGAGAGGTTTTACTCAAGGAGGTCAAAACCCAGCTCACATGTATGATTTTTTGCGTGAAGAAATAGCAAATGTATCAAAAAAATATAGAGAAGATTTTATTAAAAAGTATGGAGAAGAACCATTAGGTAGAAATTTTACAAGGCAAGGTTTTTTTGATTATGTAAAAAAAGAAAGTTCTTTTTTAAATAGTTATTTTGATCAGATAGGATTAGCTAGAGGAGAAGGTGTTGATACTTCAAGAGATCTTAGAGAACTAAGAACGTTATTTGATGATGCTAAAATTGAATACCCAGATTTAATAGGAGAATTTGATCCTGGAAGTATATCCACTCTTAAATCAAAAAGGTCCTCTGATTATATAGCTGACTATGAACCAGGCGGAGTAAGATGGAGTGATGGTACTGTCGTTAAAAAAGGTAGTGATTTAGAAAAAACAATAAGAGGTTTTAAAAGAGATGTTTTACAATTTGTTCCTGTTGGAGATAATACTTTAATGGTTAATACAAATTTAGATAATCAAATAAGTAGAATGATTAATAAACAAGTATTACAAGGTGTGGATCCTTTAAAAGCAGCAAATAACGTAGGCAAAGTTTTAAAAAATACCGACCCTAAAAAAATGTCTTCTCTTTCTGATTTATTAAATAAAAAACAAAAAATATCTGATAAGATAAAATTAGCCAGAGAAAAAGGATTAACTAATAACATCATAGATGATGTAAGTTTAGCACATGTTACCGACGTTGCAGATGATTATAGATTAGGATTAGAAATTGATAATTTATTTTTAGCGCCTTTAAAAGCTAATACAAAACAATATACTTTTTATGATAAAGCATTAAGAGAGCTACAAGGTAAATTACAATCAGGTGTTTCTACTCCTGGTATGTCCGCCGACATTACAAGGCAGATAGATGATGTTGGTAAACAACTTGAAGCTGAGGGTATAGTCACCGACGTTGGATATGGTAGAGTAGGTAAAGCTAGATCAGCAGATGATGTTACAAAAATGTATGATGAACAGCTTGATTTTTACATGGCACAACCTGAAGATAGACTCTATACTGCAGACATGAATAAAAGAATTCAAGAAGGAGCTCAAGGACCTGCTTTTGCTGAAGGGGGAGAAGTGGTAGTTGACGAAGAAACAGGAATGATGGATTACTTAACGGATAATCCACTTTACAACAATGTTATTAAACCTATTGAAGAAGCACGAGATGCTAAAACAGAAGAATATGATTTAGAAAACAATCCTCAACGAGTACTTCCTGTGATGGTAGGAGAAGCTTTAGAATTACCAGGCGAAGCATATAATGCTCTTCCTAATTGGTTGGAAGGAAATGATGCTATTTTAAAAAATTTAGGAAATCCAAACGCACCTTCAGTAGCTTTAGCAAAAGCAGCAACAGGACTTATGGGAATGATGACAGATCCAGTTGCACGATTAACAAAAAATATAGGTGATCCTGATCGAGTTACTACAATTCCTTATCCTACATGGGAGAAAAAAGAAGACGGTCAGTATCATTATAAAGACATGCAAACTTTAGAATTACCCTCTGATAATCCTATTGCTATAGGTATTGATACATTAAAGACAGCAGGACTTGGAGCAGCGGAAATATTACTTGCTTTTAATCCAATTAAACTTGTTAAACTTGGAGCTAATCCTAACTTAGCACAAAAAGTAGGAAAGTTTGTTGTTAATGATTTAGCTGGTCCTTTAATTGCTTTAACCACTGCACATAAAGCAGCAGACGTATTAGATTCCAAGCAATCAGAAGAACTTAATCAAGCAGTAGATCAAAAGCAAAAAGAGACAGTTAAACTTATTGATGATATGGAAAATGTACAAGACGCAGCAGAGTTTGGAGAGTCACAAGATCCTGGTTATGGTTTTAATGATGGTTATGCAAATTCAGGGTTTGCTTACGGCGGAGAGGTAACACCTGGTCCTTTTGCCGAGTCTATGCAAACAGGATTAGAAGAAGAAATAGATATACAAGATTTAGATTTAGGACCTGCTTACGAAGGTTTTGACGATTTAGATATTTTTGAAGAAGCAGAACGAGGTGGTAATCAACCTGTTGAAGTAGCTTTAAATCTTAATAAAGTTGTAGGAGAAGTACCAAAGTGGGTTAAGCAAGGTAAAGAGAGATTTAAAATGGCAATGGATAATTTATTGCCTGGTCGTAATACACCTGACACAGGAACTGATGTTGCTATTGTTGATGACGTCGTAGAAAACGTTACACCACTGACGCGTTCAGAACCAGGACAGATTTTCTATCATCAAATGGAAGCAGAGTTAGAGCGTGGACCTAAAGTATACAACAGTTCTAAAGAGGTTTATGATTTTTTAAACGCAAGAGGAATTGGAAAAGTAGAAGTTATTGATTCGGAAATAAAACCAATGCTAGAAAAACTAGAGGGCATGGGTCAACCAATCACTAGAGAAATGTTACTAGGCGTGGTCCGTGAGTCGCCAATCAGGAATGTTAAATCAGGAGGCTACGGCTTCTTATCGGATACTCTTGACGGCGAAATGAGATCACTAAATTATTCAGGTTACAAAGAAAGAGGCGCCATACCTAATACAGATAGGGAACGTGTGTTGTATGTTGATCCGCAAGATCTACGTGGAGACACAGGAAATTTGCCTAGTAGTATGAGCCCACATAGCTTTAGTGAACCGTACGTTATTGCGTGGTCGCGGCTCTCGGACCGTGAACTAGGAGGAGCGTTTACAGGAAAGACAACAACGTTTGCAGATGAAATACAATCAGATATTTTTCAAGCTTCTCAACGAGTAGCAGGAAAATTAGCAGCAAAGATGCGCCATATGGCAGATCAAGGCATACCGTTTGATAGAATTCAAAACGACCTACAACGAGACATGATGCAGTATTTTAAAGACAAAGGAACTGTCTTTAGAGAAAGTATGCCAAGTGCGTCAGCTTTGAAAGTAGAATACGATAAGTTAGTAGCCTTACAAAATCAATTACGAGAACTATCAAAAACACCTGTTCCTGAAATTACAGACGAGATGTTAACAGCAGCAAGAGGTGTAGAAGCACAACAGACAGCTATTCTAGATAACTTAGTAGATAAATTTAATTTAGATTTAAATAAACAATTGTATCCTAATCTACCATTTAAATTGAGAGATCAATGGGCAGATGCCTCTATTAAAAGAGATATTTACGAAGCGGCGTATCGTAAGTTTGTTTTAAAAGATCCAAACGCTACAGATTATTACGCCATTACACCTGCTAACTTAGTAACAAAAAGATATGGTCAAGCAGGGTCAACAAAAACATCACAAGCAGATAGAATAGCAGACAAAAAAGAAAGACTAGAGAGATGGGTAAGAGGAGGTATGGAAGGTGATATACCTAACTCGCAATATCCAGGCGTAGGTATGTATGAGTTTTATGGTGGTCCAGGAACCGATGTAGTAACAGAAGGTGGTAAACACTTTACGTCGTCTATGGAAAAAACATTGAAACGTATTGCAAAAGAAAACAATGTGAAAGTAGAAGTATTACCTGTAAAAATAGGAGACGATGCAAAAGATGTATGGAATGTTGTTAACAAAGAAACAGGCGAGATTTTAGGAACTGGCGATACAGCAAGACAAGCTGATGCTATCGCTAATGATTTATTACTTCAGGGTATGAAAATCAAGGTAGATAGAACTAAGCAGTTTGACACAGCACCTAGTTTTGGTGTAGAATTGACGCCTTCTATGGCAGAGGCATTTAAGGCATATATGGCCTCTGGTGGTTATGTTGCAGACGAAGAAATAGTAGGAGCTTATGGCGATTGATAATATAGATAAAAGAATACAAAACCCGATTTCACCTGAACCACAGGATTTTGATAAAGGCACTGTTCCTGTTGACATAAACGGATTTGAAATAACTGACGACGTAGAAATATTAGAAGATGGTTCTGCTATTGTTGGTGAACAAGTAGAAGATATACAAGTTGATTTTAATACAAACATTGCAGAAGTATTAGACGAAAAAGAGTTAGGTAAGCTTTCTTCTGACTTAATGGAGAAGGTAGAAAACGATAAGTCATCAAGAAAAGAATGGTCAGAAACATATCGTAAAGGATTAGATCTTTTAGGTTTTAAATACAGAGATAGAACGCAACCTTTTCAAGGAGCAAGTAGTGTTACACATCCGATGTTAGCAGAATCGGTAACGCAGTTTCAAGCACAAGCATACAGAGAATTATTACCAGCAGGAGGTCCTGTTAATACACAGGTCATGGGTAAAATAGATCCTGCAAAAGAAGAACAAGCACAGCGTGTAAAAGAATTTATGAATTATCAAATCATGCACGTTATGGAAGAGTATGATCCTGAACTAGATCAAATGCTATTTCATTTACCTCTTGCAGGTTCAGCATTTAAAAAAGTTTACTACGATGATGTATTACAACGAGCAGTTTCTAAGTTTGTGTCGGCTGATGATTTATTAGTTCCTTACACAGCTACTGATTTATATTCTACAGAAAGAATTACACATGTTGTAAAAATGAACGAGAATGAAATTCGTAAACAACAAGTAGGGGGTTTTTATCGTGATGTTGATGTACAATCATTAGACAACGAAGATAGAGTTACTGAAAAAGAAAGACAGATAGAAGGTATTCAAGATACAGGAATGGAAGATGAATATACTTTATTTGAAATGCATGTTGATTTAAACATTGAAGGAATAGATAGTGACGATGGAATTAAAGTTCCTTATATCGTAACTATTGACGAGGGATCAACACAAGTTCTTTCTATCTATAGAAACTACAAAGAAGATGATCCTCTTAAAAAGAAAAACAAATATTTTGTCCACTATAAGTTTTTGCCTGGCATGGGTTTTTATGGCTTTGGTCTTATTCACATGCTCGGGGGTCTCTCCCGAACTGCCACGGCAGCACTTAGACAACTTCTTGATGCAGGTACATTGTCCAATCTCCCTGCGGGTTTCAAGGCTCGTGGATTGCGAGTTAAAGACGACGATTCTCCCCTCCAACCAGGAGAGTTCAGGGATGTAGATGCACCTGGCGGAAGTCTACGTGATGGCTTAATGCCTTTACCTTATAAAGAACCAAGTCAAACATTATTTCAATTATTAGGTTTCGTTGTAGAAGCGGGAACTCGTTTTGCAACAGTGGCTGATCAAAAAATAGGTGATGCTGGAGGAGCTGGTGCTCCTGTTGGAACAACAATGGCTGTTATGGAGAGAGGCACACGAGTAATGAGTGCTATTCATAAAAGATTACACTATGCACAAAAAGTAGAGTTTAATATTTTATCAAATATATTTAAAGAGTCTTTATCTCCTGCTTATCCTTACAAACCATCTGGTCAACAAGGTTTTGAAATGGTTAAACAACAAGACTTTGATGACAGAATAGATGTTATTCCAGTTTCTGATCCAAATATTTTTTCTATGTCTCAACGTGTTACGTTGGCACAAACACAATTACAATTAGCACAAGCTGATCCTGCTTCTCATAATATGTATGAAGCGTACAGAAGAATGTATGAAGCACTTGGTGTAAAAGATATTGTTTCTATTTTACCAACACCTCAACAACCACAACCTTTAGATCCAGGTATAGAAAATTCTAAAGCGTTAATGGGTCAAGCATTAAGAGCATTTAGAGGTCAAAACCACATGGCTCACATTGATGCTCATCAAGCAATGATGTCATCATTCTTAGTTAAAAATAATATGCAAACTTTAATGTTATTAGAGTCACATGTAATGGAACATGTTGCGTTGCAAGCTAGAGAAGAGGTAGAAGAAGAAAATAGAGAAGCAATTGAGCAACAATCTGCTCAATATGGTGGTCAATTACCTCAAGAAATTCAAATGCAGTTCCAAGAAATTATTGAAGCAAGAACAGCAGAGAAAATTGTAGAGATGACAGAGGAAATGATAGCTGAAGAACAAGAATATTTAGAATCTGAAAACGCTGATCCTTTGATTGAGTTAAAACAACAAGAAATTAACTTAAAAGCAATGGATAATGAGCGTAAAAAGAACTATGACGAAGTTCGTCTAGGTTTAGACCAAGCAAAATTACAACAAACAGCAGATTTAACACAAGATAAGATAGATTCTCAGGAAGATATTGCTCAATTAAGAGCAAATGTTAATTTAGAAAAGGCAAATACGCCAAGAAAAGAGAAAATACAAAAAGATGTTAATTTCGAAGACTAATGCTGATCTTAAACTTGAAGAGTTTTTTATTTCTTTAATGGAAATGGTAGAAAAGTCTTCCAAAACATCAGAGGATAGTGTACTTTTAGCAGGCGCTATGATGAGCATGGCTAAAGTTTTATACTTTCAAGAGTTAGGACCAAGAGAAGGGCAAGAATTACTCGATAAAGGCATTTTTGACTTTGTTGAAATATTTAAACCAACTATTCACTAGGAGATATTATGGCAAACACTCGCAGAATGAACAGATTAGAAGAGCTAGGCAGAGTAAATGCTGAAAAAGCTTACACTAGAAAAGGTAAAAAGAACCTTAAAGCAGAAAAAAGTAGAATTGTTGGAGAATTAAAAAGAAAAAAAGGCGGAAGTGCTAAATTTCCTGATTTAAGTGGTGATGGTAAAGTTACCAAAAAAGATATTCTCATGGGTCGTGGTGTAATTAAAAAGAAACGCGGTGGCGCAGTAGATTCTCCAAAGAAAAAGAAAAAGAAAAAAGGTTTATTAGGTATAGCTGTTGAAATGTTTAGACCTAAAACAATATCTGCTAAAGATGGTGGTTCCATAAATAAAAAATTATTAGATGAATTAAGAAAACGTAAACCTTCTGGAAGACTTAATGTAGACGATTTAAAAAGGTTGTTAAAACAAAGAAGAACAAAAAAACCTAAAAAAGATATTAACCGCTATGACGAATACATGAGAAGTAAAAAAAGCCCACCAAAAACAATGAAGGCTAGAGGTGGCGGAATAGCAAAACGTGGCATGGGAAGGGCAAAGTAATGGCAATAAGAAAACCAAAGAAAAAAGCTAAAAAAAATCCTTATAGACTATCAAGCGATAGACAACCTGGAATTGTTAAAGCAAATAAAGGTAAAAAAAGAAGAAGTATTAAAGATCTTTTAGATGATTTAAAGAAAAAAGGTTTTGGACCTTTTAATCCAGGAACACCCCGTAAAAGATTTCCAAAAATGGAACCTCAACCTTTTAAACCTAAAAGACCTAAAGATTTAGATAAGTATTATCAATTATTAAAAGCAAAACCAAAAAGTGGTCAAGCAAAACCAAAAGTCACTAAAAAACGTGGTGGCGGAATAGCAAAACGTGGAATGGGGAAAGCAAAATGAGTTTAAATAATCCAAAACCAAAATACATAAACGGATCAATGTATCCAAACGCTAAAATGACAGTTTCAAAAGATATGAACCCTTATGCAGGGCCTCATGTTAATAAAACTTCTATTGCAGATGTTTATAGCGCTACTATGGAAGGACCTAAAGTAAAACAAAACTTAGGTGCTGGGCCAAAAGGTCAACGTAGTAAGGTACAGATTAAAAAAGTAGCATTCAAAGGTTTATTTTAGTCGTAAAATAAGATAATTTATTTTTTTAAATAAAAAAGGAGGTTCTATGAACTTACTAAAAGATCTATGGGCACACATTAAAGAGTGGTCGGATTGGAAGATCAAAGACTGGATTAAGGCGGCTATTGTTGCAATAATAGTTATTATTGTAATGGGTCAATTAACTGGCGGGGCTGCTTAATGGCTTTTGGCCTACTTTCAGGTTTGTTAGGAGGCAAAGACGGAGCACTTAAACAAGTTGCTTCCGTTATCGATTCAATTCATACTTCAGAAGAAGAGAAATTAGATAAAAAAATTATTATGCAACGCATTCAACAAAAGCTTGCAGAAAAACAATTAGATGTTAATGCAAAGGAAGCCACCCATCGCAGCGTATTCGTTGCTGGGTGGCGACCTGCGATTGGCTGGTGCGGAGCCTTGGCGCTGTTCTTCGCTTTTATTCTATCTCCCTGTATTGATTGGTATGCAAAATTTTCAGGTATGGATATTGTTCCACCTGCCATAGAAACTGGGCCCCTTCTAGCAATTGTTACTTCAATGCTCGGCGTATCGGGACTCCGCACTTTTGAGAAGGCACGAGGAATTGCTAAGTAATGGGTAAACTTTGTGCAAAAGGTAAAGCAGCGGCTAAACGTAAATTTAAAGTATATCCAAGTGCATATGCTAACATGTACGCAAGTTCAATTTGTTCTGGCAAAACAGTTGAGGGTGGTAAAAAGAAAACAAAGAAAAAAGCTGCTGGAGGAATAATTTCTTCTAATAAATTATCTCAACAAAGAAAAAAAGTATCTAATTATAACCAAGGTGGTGTAGCTAAAGGCTGTGGCGCTGTTATGGAAGATAGAAGAAAAGTTACTAAGAGAAGGTAATGTCTTTACGAGAATGGGTAAAAGAAAAATGGGTTGATATAGGAGCTCCTAAAAAAGGTGGCGGTTATAAACCATGTGGAAGAAGTAAAGGCGAAAAAAGAAAAGGTTATCCAAAATGCGTTCCTGCTGCAAAAGCAGCGAGAATGAGTAAATCACAAAAAACTAGCGCTGTAAAAAGAAAAAGAGCTGCTGGTAATCCTGGTGGTAAACCAACGAATGTAAAAACATTTAAAGCAAGGTCTGGTGGATTAGCTCGTAGAGGATATGGAATAGCGATTCATTAATGCCTTTCCGTTCAAAAAAACAAAGAGCATACTTATACGCAAACGAACCAGAAATTGCTAAGAGTTGGGCAAAAAAACATGGGAATAAGGTTGTAAAAAAGAAAGCAGGAGGTTATATAAAGGTTACACCAAGAGGATTTGGAAGAATGTTACCTAATAAAAGACCCAGAACAAAGATATACACATGACATACGACGAATTAGCTGGTTCCGTAAAATTATCCGAAGG